AGATCGTTGTTTTCGGGATCTTGCCAACACCACCACCAATCAAACCCATGAACAGAGAACCGCCAACAACAGCGAACAGTGTCTCCTCAACAGTTGATGTCGGGTCAATCGCGTGTCGAGCTAGCTCAGTTCCAGCAACGATCGGCACACCGCGCTTCAAGGCTTGCCCGGCCCCGGCCGCGAACCCCTTGCCAATAGCGAATGGAACGGGGATCAGATTGATCGGGTCAAGCAGGCCAGTAGCAAAGCGCCAGCCACCATAGTCCTCGAGGTTGCGACGAAGATCCATATTCTCGTCGATCATAAACTTGATGAGGTTCGTTTCTTCTGGCGAGGTTGAGGATTCAAACTCATCGAGGAAGTTCTGATAGCCCTCGAGGTTGTCATCGAATGGTGAGTAATCAGGTTGCACACGACGATTCAGAGAATTGATCGGAACACCAAAAGCACTGGCACTTGCCGCAAGCAGAGTGAACTGACCAGCAGAAGTGTCCAGCATATAGGCATCACGAACAGCCTGATTGATGCTGCCCTGGCGCTCACCAGCCGACGCATAAGGTCGAGGCGGTCTACCGAGAATCGCTTCGAGTCGTGGAGTCGTCATTGCTGGCTACCGGGATTCGTCGGATAAACGGATTGACCAGTCTGATAGTCGAGCCTTATTTTCGCCCTTCTCTCCTGAGCTTCGCGGCGCTTCACATCCTGAATCTTATTGAAACGAAATACGGCCTCATCCATATTGAATGTGAAATTGGTTCCATCGAATAACCCTGACTCATTCAGTACTTCAGGCTCAAGCCCACCAGCTCGAACAAGCATGATGTCCCAATGCGGAGTATTTAGCTTCGCACTGGCATCGCCGTTGTAGCGCAGTCCTGTGTTTACTCCAGCAACCCATCTCGCCGGCTGTTCATTGACCGGAAGATTGCCAAACCTCTGCTTCCAGTAGTGATCCAACACCACCTGAAAGTTTTCAGTAACAAGACCCATCAGCTCTTTATTAACAGTTCCGCTCGGAGTCAAATTGCCTTGATTGTCTGTTCGAGCAAAATACTCAGGAGGGAACGCTACGATAGCTGCATCAGGTCGAGTCCACTCATGCGAGAAACTATCGTTGTGACGAAACCTGCTGTAGCCGATCTGAGTTGGAGCATAACCTTTGTCATGCATTGCCTTATCGACACTCTGAGCAATGAAGATGTTGAACATCTCAGGCTGACTCGAATCAATGAATCCAGCATTCGCAATAACCCGTTGCATGACATCGAATTTGACATCTGGCGGTACTCCGGCCAGGTCATCATCAAACGGATTGAACCCAACAGTGCCGGTCTGTAAGCCCCTTCGCATCCATCCTGTTCGCCAGTTTGCATTGAAAAAGTTGTCGATAGCTTTATCAGCAGAGGCGATATACGCATCACGATCATCAGAATCCCGAGAAGCCCAAACCTTTTGCGGGCTCCAATCAGGATCTCTGAACTTCTCAAGGAAATACTGCGCTTCCTCTGCCGTAGGCTGTCCGCCCATTCGGAACAGATGATCCAGCGTGCGACCTACCTGAGTGCCAAGAGCATTGCCGTCTGTCATGTTGTTTTGGAATGTTGGCTGATCCCAGAATGCCCGCGTAAGCCTCATCGTATCCTCGAGAGTCCTCTGACTCATTCCCTCGGGATCATTCATCTTGCCAATGATTGCGGCACTCAATTCCTGTGGCCAGATTCCAATAGGCGAGAACTGGTATTTCGCCAACCACTCAACTTCGGCCCACTTATCCTGTGTTGGTGCTTGAAGGACATCGTTCCAGTAGTCACGACCTTCAGGGCCAGTCAGATCCCTCGCGGCCATTCCAGAATAGTACTCACTTACAAATCGAGAGTTTGCAGCAGTTTGCTGATTACCAGATGAAAGCCCACCCGTATCACGAAGAACGCCATGCCGAAGCTCTAACGCTTCCTGTTGAGTTAATGACTGAGGATCTGTGTCGGCCAGGCGCTTCTCAGTTTCAATTCGCACCATGCGATTCCATGCCTGCCAATCCTCATCAAAGGCTGTTTGCTCGGCAGACATATTCCTGCCGCCGCCAACCTGTTGAGTAATGAGGTCACGGATCGTTTCGCGTAGCGCATCGTCGTAGCCAAGATCTACTACCTTCCTGTGCGCCTTATCGAACTCGACATAGAGCCGACCGATATCTAGTTGAACACCAGATCCCGGGGTGATTGCATTCAAGGCATGAGGAGAAAACCAGTTGAAGAAATCTTCCCAGTCTCGATTTAGCCTTGCATCTTGAACGTCAGTGAAAGCGCCATGTTTTGTGGCAAGCAGTTTCGTTGCGAACTCAGCAATTAGAATCCGCTCGTCCTGAGCCATTGGCACATCTTCTAATGGGACGTCGGCAATATTGCCAGCCTCATCCACCATCGGGAACGTGCCTTCGCCGTTTGCGAATCCGTTCAGTGCGAGAGCCATTTCCTTAGCAGCAACGTCGTCGCCAGGTGGAAGGCCGTTAATCAATGAGCTGATCTTGGATACCACGAACTGACGATCTATCGAATCAAGCATCAATTGCTTTTCATCATCAAGCCAGAAGTGAAGCTCATCACCCTGCTCAATGGCAGCGCGCGCCTCCAACATCTTTGCACCGATAACATCAGGCTCGGCATTGCCGGAGACATAGCCGCCAAGCTCAGTCATGTGGTTATCAATAGTCTGAAGCTGCAAGCCTCTCGCTTCTGTGTGATCGCGTTCGGCCTTTACTCGAATGATGTGGTTGAAGTGTTCAACCATTTTGATCTGGGCCGTATTGTTTACATCAGCCTTTACAAAATCAGGAGCAAGCTCAGTGACCTTATCGACATAACCCTCTGCCAGAACTCTGAAAGCCTCTGGATCAAACGGATTCTCAGAAGCGATAAGGTTGATGCGTTCCGATACGTCGATCTGCGTCTGCTGTAGATAACGCTGACCAACCATCTGAGTGTACTTGCGGTCGTAGATGCTTGGCGCAAGCAAACCGTTTTCAGCAATAGGAACAGTTGGCGCAATAAGATTGCCTTCAGGATCGCGCTCGAAGTTCAGTGCGTTAGCAGCAACAACCGCTTCTTGCGTTCTCTTATCAGCCGCCTTTTCAAACGCACGTTCAGCAATCGCACCAGCAGTTTTAACCAGCGCAGGTCCAAAGCTAGCTGGACCAGGAAGCCGGACTTCCGCAGTGCGTATCCCAATCCTTCTGGTATCTCTAGCCATTGATTGTCCCCGGTGTGAATCCCGGTACATCAAGAATGCCGGTTCCATGTGTTGCGTTTATGCCTCCACCACCGCCAGTGGGGATCTTCGTTGATGTCTTTCCGAGTTTAGATTTTGCATCCAACCCGCCGGCAACAATTCCAGCAACCTCAAAGATGCCAGCCGCCGCTGTAGCTCGGCTGTTGCTTTTCAGGATTGCGATCTTCGCAGAGATACCAGCTCGAGCTGACGACACGTTGAATCGAATGTTCTCAATATCTTCCATGCCCATCTGAAAGTTAAACGCGCGAGCTGCAATCAGTGAAGGTGAAGCCCAGGCATCAACACCGCCAGCGTTAGCCAGCATATCCTCGTTTGCGTGTCGCAACTGGATCAGTCGTTGATTCTCCTCATCAAGCGCGGCCAGCTCGTTCGAGCGAAGCTCTTGCTCGAGGATCATCTGTCGACGCTTGTTCGCATTGATTGTGTCCATCGTGGTAACGGCTGTTCCTGCTGCCATTGCCGCCATCGCGATATAAAAAGTTGCACCACCGTCAGCCATTAGTATTCCACCTCTGCGCCAATTGAGAGTGCCTCACACGGTACTGGAATATCATTCAGAACTGTAAGTGTTGGGCGCTCATCGTAGCCAAGCAGATAGAATTTACGCAGCCCTGTAATTGCATCAGGTTTTACTGTGAAATCAGCCGGCCCTTTGAATGTCGTTATCCTGTTGCCTTCAAGCTGGATCGCCAGTGTTGATGCCATGTAGACATCTGCGCTTACAATCCGCTTCGGCATTCCACCTGTTACGCCCTGATTATCCTTGACCTCAAGCGGCATGGTCTCAAGCGTCTGTGAATATGCGAGGCCGCAAGTCATGTTCGTGACAGGCTCAGCATTGATTACATCACTCAGGCCAGTGCTCCCACTAGCACCTGTTTCAATTTTTCCGAGATAGTAATCAGCATCAAGCGCCTGGTCAGAAGTTCCGGCACCACCAACATCCCCGGCGCCATCAGCATCAACCGCCACAACAACCTCTACCTCAGTGTTTGGTAAGTGCGGCATATGATTGATGAAGCCAGTAACAGGTGTCAGACCGGGTTGAACCTTTGTGATTCCACTATCGACCGTCATGTAAAGCTCGAAGCGTTCAAGCATAATTGTCGGGCTACCACCAGTCGGCGTTCTCTCAACCAGCGCATACATCTTGTCTTGCAGGACGGTCAATGATTTGTAGTCGCCTTCGGTTTCCCACTTACCCCACGTTCTGATTTGCTCTGCTCGAGCTGCGTGATACCAGATAACATCGCCGTCGCCATTAACGAAAAATGCAAGTTGTTCCGGCCTGTCGTAGCCGCCATACATAACCTGAATTTCCTGAACGTTGTTTAGGTGTTCTTCAGAAATAAGAGAGATAGCATCCGACGAGTATCCGCGAAGGCTGTCAATCCAAATGAACTCACGAACAGCATTGCCCTGTGCTTGAACAAAGATCGTTGACTCATCGAATAGCTTTGGTTCTATGGCCCGCTTTGACCCGTAACGAGTTTGCTTCTTTAGGTCAAATGTCTCAGGTATCAATGGCAAGTCATCTGACGACGGTGCGTAGAACTCACCAGCGTCGGTGAATATTTGAAGGTGACGCCCACTGACAATATCTGTGATTAGGTTGATCTGTTTGTCAGAGATAACAACCTGAATGGAGTCGGCTGGAAACGCATCGCCAACATCAAAATTAAAAAACGCAGCAACCCTTGATCCAAAGACATGGGCTGGAAGTGAGGAACTGCCTGCAAACCAAAGGCGCTGCGAGTGAAACTCGACCACTGACGGATACCCTTGAGTTGGACTGAATGCTTCCTCGTCCCAATCAGTTGAATCTACCGGGTTGACGTTCGAGTTAGAGGTTATCGTTGCAACGTTACCACTGGTCAGCCCTTCGATTTCTTCAGATGAAAGTGAAGGAAAAAGACCGCCAATCATTCCTATCGTGATACTTGATGCTGTTGTTGAAATGACCTGGCCCTTAGTACCAGAGTCACGACCGACAATGATCTCATCAACTTCAAAATCCGATCCGGTATCAACCGATGGATTAAAACCAAGTACAGCACCTCGATCAAGATCCTCAAGGATAGTGCCACTTGCCGTTGTGCTTGGCGGCGAGGTGACAGTGTTGATCATTATCTGCTTGCCACGGTAACGGATTGCAGTACCGACGTGGCGCGCGGTAAATACCGCAGTGTTGGCAGTAACGGTGACGTTGGCTCCATCAGCGTAACCATTGACTCGGATCGTGCTGGCTCCTGCCTCGTACTTAATGAACGGCATCTTCTTCGGATAATTGTTCGCGACACCAACACCCTCAAACTCAAATGCTTCTTGAGCAAAAGTGCTAGCACCAGTGCGGCGAATCATGAGTGTTGGAAAAGTCTCATGCGCGCAGAACATGACATCAGCCGTCTGTGTAATTGACAGTTCATTGATGACGGTTTCACTAAGCGTGATGCCAGTGATTATTAGATTTGCAATCTGCGCGCCAGTGTCGTGATTGTAAACCTTCACTGTGTTGTCAGAGCAGAAGACAATGATGTAAACCTGAGTCTCTGAAAATATGAAAGACTCGACACGGACGCCAGTAGGCGGAGCATTGAGGTAGACAGATCCCGGCCTGCGCCGCATTCCGCCAGTAACCTTGGGCCACCAGTTAGTGAGAGTCCTGCAACCGTTTTCGTACTGAGCCAGGTCAAGTCGACCAAGCATCCCCTCGGACAACAACCCGCCTGAGAAGTTGGTTTGGAAGTTTCTGAATTTTGGCATTAGCGTCTACGCCAGAATTTGTCGAGACTTCCACCTCTTGCGCGCACGATCTTCCTGATGTCGACCTTTTGATTCGTCTGCGCCTGAGCATCTTCGGTCTTCGCTCGTCGCCAATGGTCATCGCCAAGCTGCTTCATTGAGGCAGCAATATCATCCTTGCGAGCAATCGAAAATGAAAGCATCGTTGCCAGTCGATAGATAACGAGCAACCGGAAGTATGGATTCCAAAGGGTTTCATCACACCTGTATCTGTACTTGATGACAACGGTATCGTTGCCTGTGTCATTGGTGTGGATTTGATCTTGGTAGCGATCGTAGTTGATAGGAGTCTCACCAACGAGAACCGTATCAACAGACAGCACATCATTGGGTATCTGATATGCAGTGTTGTATCTGGTGTCGGGAACACCTGCAAGCAGCGAGGTTGTAAGATCAACTGTCTTCGTCGCGAAGCGCCACTTATAAAGCGACAACTCAGACTCAACAATTTCCTCATACCACTCACTGCAAAAAATTGATTCAGCACTGCCCTGAATGAAACTGGTGATTACATTTACACCAGCCGCAAGACAAGCCTTATTTGCATTTTCAAGTCGTTCGAACTCAGCCATATACAAATAGGGCCGAGGCTAGATTAACTAACCCCGGCCCAACTCCTTGTTCCCGGTTGGTACTTACGCTGTCGTAACAGGTGTCACGTTGTCAGCCGACGTAACAGTAAGAGTAGCTACACCAGTACCAATTTCGACAGTATGGATAATGTCGCCCTGCCGAAGCAGTTCAACATGAGCATCGAAATAGGCTGATCCAGCTTGTCCTACAAGCGTGTCAGCGGACTTGTAAGCCCAAATGGTTACTGTGCCGCCTTGAATACGATTCATATTCGTGGCGTCGAAAGCACAAGGCAAGAACCGGAGCATCAGATTGATGAAGAAGTTTTTCATAATCTTAAACCTCCGTTGAAAGAATGCGATACCCACCGATGTCGTCGATGAGGCAAGCATTCATAGACATCGAGCCGACCGCGAGATGCGCCTGCTCTTTGCCCTGCCATGTGATGTCCATTTCCACGTCCTGGCCGGACGCATGACCTACAGCAGTTTTGTGGTAGGCGACATTCTGACGAACGCCAGCCGGAATAGACAGACCACTAAAGCTGAAGATATGGAAAGAGAACCATTGCTTCGCACTGAATCCGACTTTCGGGAAAGGCAGATCAGACTCAGGAACATAGTCCAGAGATGCGAAGGGCGCGAGACCCATGAGGTCAGTCCAGCCTTGCGGAGCGACGGCGAGGAATCGTTGGCCATCATCCGGTACATCGTTGTTACCCATGTACTCATACGCTTCCTCAACCTTGGGCTGGTCAACTACTCCAACTGCCGTGGTTGCTTGCGTGAAAGTATCAGTGATAGCAGTGATGTCTGCGTCTGATGCTCGACCCAAAGCGCCGGCGATGGAGGTTGTTACTGCTCCACGCTCGTCATGCTCGATCTTGAGCTCATCCAGCTTGTCAATAAACTCACCGCCATAACGATCTGACAGTACGCATTCGACATTTGTGTGAACGAGATTAAGAATCGGAACCTGACCGCCTCGGGTCTTGGTGCCTGCGATACCCTTGCCAATCTTCTGAAAGGTTGTGGACTTGCCGACCACGTTTGTCTTCCGCCTAACAGTGTTCAGGAGTTTGGAACCCATG